CCAGGCCTAGACCTTAGTACAAAGATTTTCCACCTTGATACGTAGTCTCAATTTCGCTTTCTTCGTACCTTCCAAGATGCCCCGGTCACCCGCTTCTTGTTTCCAAGATACAGGCCCAGAGCAACTCTTTCAATTGTATCATCAGGATACGAAGATTGCTAATCGAAGTCGGTAGTAAACCCGACTCCCGCAGCACGGGCCTTCGCTTCCATTGCTGGAACCGTAGGGACCACGCTCCGGGACCTATGCATCCGAAGTCTCCAGCGCTCCCAAAGCGCGAATAGGACTGAGACAGACCGTCTTTCCTCATCCTCCTTTTGTGCCCAGAACAGGGCCGACGCAGGAGCCGGAATCTCGGATATTAGTGTCTCAAGCCTCGTCATCATCGTGGAGAAGATAGATGAGACGTTTCGCGCTTGCAGTGAGATGGAGAGTTTCTGGAGGTGGTTTAGGGTTGCTAAAGTTTTCTCAGACGAATCGTCTAGAGCTTTTAACTTGGCTGTCCGGTTAACGGAAATCAAAGTCTCCACTTTCGTAGGGACAAAGACTCCGCACCGCCAGTCACGATAATAAGTCATCATCGGGCTATTAACCCCTTTGACACTCGACCCAGGGATAGATTTCCCTTGGATCGGCCCTAGTTCGATATCTGGAGGAAAGAACTCAGCATCCCGTTCGTCCTCTAAGAATTTTAGAGCCGGATTCAGGTATTCCTCTCGGAAACCTGACATCCAAGGAACGACCCAAGTGCTTCTACTCGGATCGCTCGCCGATTGGGATACCACTCCTTTGTCCATCAACCAGTCGAGCCAACTTGGCTTCGACAGGAAGGTCTGAGACTGAGGATGGGACATAATAACCAACAGGGCTCGAACGGGTTTTGACAATCGTCTCCATCCCGCGTAAGCCCTAGATGATGCTTTCATCCCACCCCCTAACGCTTTGATCAGACCCGCAAGAGTGGTAACTCGACGCCCAACGGCAAGCCGTTGAGCTAAGGCTAAAGTTGCCGCGAGATCGCGTTGGGCAACTTGCCATAGTTTCCAGGGGAACCCGGAAACGTCTTCACCGCGGAAGAATACTCGCTTAGCAAACTCAAAACTGCGTTGATTAGACGCCATTGACTTTGCCAGCGAGATATCCACTCCTACTTGCGCGCATAACCATCTATACTTGAGGGCGACTTTATGATTAGCAATCAAAATGTCATCCCCCAAGAGCGCGTAATCTTTAAACCACCCGCTTCCCCCACTCAGCCTAAAAGCAAATTGCACAAAGGCATGATGAGTGATAGCAAAAGCGGCCCAACTTGAGTAAGCTCCCATTGGTTGCCCCACAGCGTAACGTACCCGACGAGGTTTTATCCCCGCCGGCATCGTATATCGCCGGGACACCAATAGGTTTGCCCAAGCCGATGCATATTGCGACCCCAACATCTGCCCTAACGCCAACTTCTGTAACTCCAATGGAAACCGATCGGTCGCTGCAGATAAGTCCAAGGACCACCAAGTTTCCTTGGTGAGCCTGCTCTTTTTCAACAACTCCTTTGCAGGAGCTAATTGATTAAAAGTCCCATCTTGAGGGATTTCCTTAAGAATGGAGAAGATCAAATCATGCAGAGGTCGAAGAGTGCATTGGGTCCAGAAGTCAACCATTGCAAAAGCCCTTATCTTACCCGCAGGCTCGGTCTTGAAAGAGATCCGACCCGACTCCATTTTGCCGCAGGGTGCGGCGTATAGAGACGAGTCTTCAATCAATCTCCACCAAGACTGCGTTGTTTCCCACGAACCAATGGCTTGGCAATAAGCGAGTAATTCGCCGCCCCATTGGCCGGAAACCCAACACCATGCCGCCGGGCCGGCCGTAGCTAACGCGGACACGTTTCGATTGAAAGTCGCAAACGGGACCCGCCACGCACCGGCACAGGAGGTCACGAGGGGTAAGGGTTTGGGCTTTAGCTGTGCAAGATCGAGCCCGGTGACCTTTTCTCCACTGACCCGTGCTAAATTCGGAAAGAACTCCCTTTTCAGGAAGGTCTCGAAGAATCGAGCAAGGGGAGGGGAAATTGTGACACCGGGATCGGTGATGGTGGACACCTTCGGAGACCCAACGAGGTTGATAGCTCGGTAGGAACCCGAAAGGGTCAACCACAGCCGGATGGTACCTAAGTCTCCTCGGCGGATTGCTCGTCTGTCTTGCTTGGGTATTATCCTCGGCAATCCATCAGAGCTCACCGCCACGGCGACTTTTGATACCTCCCGGCTCCCGGGCTTCACTTTGGAACCAGGGAGTCCCCCCATGACCAGAACGTTTATAGTCTTTAGCCACAGGATTAAACCCTTAGGACCTTGGTGTTTTGCTTGCCGGGCACATTCCTTAGCCCAGTGAGCTAGCACTTTGATACGGTCACGGTTTAGATTTCCTACCACCAGCCTCCCTATACTAATCAGTACAGGGAAGAGGTGACGCCAGACTTTTACGTCTAGCCGCCGAAGTGGTTTTGGGCGCACCGCTACCCGAGACCCCGGAGTTATCCGGAGGATCGAAAGTAAAAGTGCTGTCATAATATTTTATTATTATAACCCCAAATCCACCCTTCAGTTTCCAAGAGACCAGCCTCGCGGCTAGCCCCTCGGGCTGCAGGCGCCCGCTGGCCGCGGGACGGAG